AACGCTCAGCCAGGCGCTGCGCCGTTACACCGAGAACAGCATCGCCCGCATTCGCGTCAGCCCCGAGGGCCAGGAGGGGCTGGAAGCCTTTCTGGAGAAGCGCAAGCTGTAGCGCCGCGCGAAACTTGGAGCCGCTTTGCGTGATAAGTGAGGCGGCTTGATTGTTTCACTTGTGGCAAAGGAATTACCAATTCTACAGCGGTGGGGGCGGTGGTGGGTTTGTATGCTCGAACTGCCAGCGATGCCGCTGGATGCTCGGTAGTCCTCCCCTCACTGACCACAGTTCCGCTATCACCGATCCTTCATACGTGGTTTCCAAGGTTGCCGTCGTGCCGCTGATGGCTGACTGAATCGCGAGCTGGGCATTGTTATCGGCACGCAGCAGCCGGCAGGTGTAGGTTGTGCCTGTCTCGGGTCCAATGCTGCCCATGGTCGTATCGATCAACTGGTCAGCCTGACTCAGTCGATCCCGGTGCGCCCAGGTCATCACCACGTCACCCTCGAGCGCACTCGGTGCCGCAGCACCCGCGATGCGAAACTGCCCCGGTGGGTACGGCCTGCCTTGGCGGCCCACCAATGCCAAGCTATCGGTGCCGGCATCGGTTGAGGCCAATTGCCCCAGGCTGGTATTGGTCAGCAGGCGCACCTGAACGGTCAGGCCGGACGAATACTCTGTTTGGTCGGTGCCCTCGAAGCCATCGTAAAACCAGATTCGGGTACCGGCTGGGTGTTGCACGGGCACTGTATCAACACACCCCCGACCAAGCGTCAGCTGCCCGGTGGCCTCGTCAATGGCATCGATCCGCACGATCTCATCACCCAACAATGCGGCTTGCCCAACCACCACCTGATCCAGCTCGACCCCGCTTGTAACGACCGCCGTGGTGGCCTGCGCCGATAGCACGCCAACCAGCACCGCAGTCGGGCACCAGTCGCTGGCGTCATGCTCGACAAAATCCCCACCGCCGGCTGGGCGGCTGGTGATCGTATAGCTCAGAGAGAGGCTGCTGGGTCGCATCGCCATGGCATGCAACCAGGAGCCGGTCACATCGACCAGGGCGAGGTTCGCTGGATCGATCTGCCCCGCCAGCTCGCGGTACGGTGCCTCCATCAAACGACGCAGCACGATGGGCCTCGGCGTGCGGTCCGGCGCAACGTAGTCACTCGGCGGTACGGCAACGAACGAGCTGGCCGAAAGTCCGAACACATCCTCCAGAGCTGTCACCGTGATCGAGCCTGCCGACAGCGTCCCGTCCTCGATCTTTCCTGCGCGCAGTACCACCACGGCAATGCCTCGCTTGAGTGAGCGCACCCGGAACGCAGCACCCGGCGCTACAGTCCAGCCTCGCCGATCCAGGCGTATCTTGAAGCGCCGCAGGTTGCTGCCCTTGATGCGCATATCGCGCCCGACCACACGTCCGGCCAGCTCGGCGGTCGGTATACCCGGATAGTTGACAGTCTCGACACTAGGGCCGCCCTGTACCTGGGCAATGGATGAGTTCACCGCTCGCGCTCGGCGCGTTTCGCCGGTGATCGCATCCACGTACTCGACGATCAATTGGCTCGGCGCCACCATCGCACTCGGTGCCTCATGTTCTTCGATACCCAGCAGCCCGCTGTTCTCATCGAACAACGGCAACGCCTCGACATCGTAGTCGTCGCGAATCAACGTGATGGTGATCAGGCCTGTACGGCGGTCAGGCCCGACATGAGCACCAATGTGCTCGCACACCTGGTCGCGGAAATCAGCCAGTGACGTGCTTGTCTTCCACTCCAGGCATAGGCCGAATCCTTCGTTGTAGAGTTTGAGCGCGGCATAACGAAACGCTGCATCGTCCATCATCGAGCGATCCAGCCCGCGTCCCCAGTCACCGTTGGTATAGGTTTCGTAGAGTATGTGTGCGGGGTTCATTGCCCGCACCGCGCCACCCGACAGGCTGATCAGGCATGTTTCCGGGTACCAGACAGGGCCATCCCAACCCTTCAGCGCCCTGTAGCGCAGAAACTCCCACGGCTTCGGGTATGGGTTGATCGAACACACCAGGCCGCGATAGAACCCGCCAGCAAAGCCACGGAACGCCGGCACCAGGCCGCCAAGAGCTGCAGCCAGGCGGCTGTTCACCGGCTGATCTTCATCACCGAACATCACATCCAGAGTGCCCTGCAGGCCACCTTCGCCCTTATCACCACCAAACAGGTTTGGCGCGTTGATGCTGATTTGCTGGTTGCTTGTAACGTGTCCAGACCACGCTGTCTTGCCGCTTGCACGGATTCTTAGCAGCCCGTCCATAGCCTTGCCGATGGCAAAGTGAATGTCGAAAAAATACCGGTAGCCGACTGTGGTCTTCTTGCTACTCCCTCCCATTTTCAGCCTCCACCTGCGCAGCCCAGGCAACCAGGTGTGCGGCCAGCGCATTGCCTGTATCGAGCAACTGCTGAGCAGGAATCCCGTTGCGCACGAACGCCAGCCAATCCAGGCCATGCTCCACGAAGAATGCCCGCGACTGACGGGCGCAGTAGCCCGTCCTGGTTGTCCAGGTCGGCACCGTATGCAGGTGCTGGATCGTTACGATCAATTCACTCATTTCTTGCCACCCTTGCTCTTGATCGCCTGCGTGCGCTGATTACGCACGCTCAGCACCATCCAGTCCTTCGTCCAGGCCTGCCCGAACAGCACCGACTTCTCCGTCCCTTCATCGCATCTCGGAAAGTCGAAATCCCCGAACGCTGTCGGCTTGGGTGACTTCTGTTTCGGGGCGGTAACAGCCACCAGCACGAACGCAGCAACCATGACGATGATTAATGGCCACATGTCAGAACACCTGCTCGCCGTCGAATGGAGATTTGCCGTCCATGTGTGGAACACCTCGGAAATTCGGCAGATTGGAGAAACGCGCATGGCAGGTAGAGGCCAGAAAATCGCAGCCCGGATAAACACGTACCGCCATCCCTACCGATAGCCCACCAGTGCCCGCCAGCAGTTGCAGAGTTGCCCCTTGGTGCACCTCGATATGCCGGCGCTCATACTCACCGGCACCGATTGCCCACTCGACATAGCCCGCGCTGAAATAACCGTCCGCAAAGCCCGCAGCTGTGCTGCAGGTGATGTTCATTCCTGCGATCTCCTGCACGGTGGCCTCCACGCGATAGGCGTCGCGGCTGACTTTGCAACGCGCCGAATAGAGTGTGGTTGAACAGGTCCGGGTATAGGTATCGGTCAACCCAGGGCGCGTCATCGAGGACTCGATGTCCTGGCAGACGATCTGGCACGAATCCAGCGTCGGCCACTTCACACTGGAGATCGTCCCGACAAACCGACTCACGACCTCGGCCTCACCGTAGTGCATGTCAAGCACGCGGATGCCGATCTCCGCACTCGGTCGCACCCCACGAAATGGCTGCGCCACCTCGATGTCAGCCGGTGCGGTGATCGTGAACGCATCCTGCTGGCTTTCACCTGTCTGCCGAATGCCACCATCCTTGATACCGCCGCGTAGCGTGCGATAGATCGCACCATCCACTTCGATGTTGCGGTCACTGGTGTTGTACAACCAGCGCAACACACCACGACTGAACTGGTACAAACGTATGGGTTGGCCTGTCGCCAACGACCGTTCACGCTCGTTAAAACTCATCGTCACGCTCCTCGCGAAACACCACAGACCAGCTCGCCAGCCCTTCGCTGTCAGTCATGTGCTCGATCTCCTGGGCATCGGCAGCGAAGCGGCACAGCACCATCCAGCTGATACGCATGACCTGCTCAGGCTCTACCTGTTGGCCAAGGCCGCTATCGAGCGACAGGCGTTCGACCGCTGCACTGACTTCCGTGCCGGCCAGCACGCGGCGCATAAACACCGCACCGCCATACAGCTCGATACGAATATCGCGTCGCCCGGCTCGGCCCGCCCCGAACCGGCTCCAGCCGCTGTTGCCCACGTCGATGCTGGTATCGGTACTGAGCACGCGCGCCGCCAAGGTCAGGTCATCCGTATGGGTTGGCACCCACACGGCTGCCTGGCGCCCGCGCATTGCATAAATGAAGCTGCGCACCGCAGCCCGCTCGGCACGCCCGAGCCCGAGCCAGCGCTGGCCCAGGGTGGTCAACGCCCGACCGGCACTATCGCTGAGCAATGGAATGGACATCCCGCTATCGAGCGTTGATTGCAGGCGCTCGAAGCCATGTGTCAGATCCTCACTGTCATCCGGCCTTTTCGCCCACACCGGGCGCCCCCGATACAGGGTGCTCGGCATGACTGCCGACCAGTCGCACGGTTCGACGACCAGAAAGCGCACGTCCGTGCTATAGAGCCTGTCGGTCAGCTTGCTCAGCGCAGGCTGCTCCAGCAGCTGGGCGGTGCGGGCTGGATACAGGCGGGTGCCTGCCGGCCAATTCCTGCCGGTTGGCCGGGCGAGCTGCAGGCCGCCGGCAGTGACGGAATCGATCTCCACGGTCTCCGCATCGAATGCCGACTCACCCCGCAGCACCGCCAGCCCGCCGGCGCGGAAATCCAGGTGCTCAGTGCTGCAGGGGATCGCATACGCGCCCACTGGCACAGCAACACTCAGCAACTGGATGTCCGGCCAGATGGGCATTGCCCACACCCGGTGGCCCCAGCCGAACAGCGCGAGATCGAGCAGCTGCCGCTCTCGCCCTTCAGCGTACAGTTGCGCCTCGAACTCACGGCGCGGAGCAATACGCAGCGCCCGTCGCTGGCTTGCGGCACTTTCGCTTTGCAGAATGTCGGTGGCCGCCGTCAGGCGCTCCAGTACACCACCCGACCAGTCGGGCACAAATGCCCAGGTCGTGATCCGCGTCCCCGTGATCGTGATAGCTCGGGAGGTGCCATCGGAGAACCCCCACTCCACGGTGGTATCCATGCTGGGTGGGCCATCGAGGCCCACCTGGATGGTCCAGGCCTGATCCTGATATGCCCCCATCACCAGCCCGGCAGCCGGGCCAACGACGTAAATACCGGACTCCGCATCATAGTTGCGCGCCACCAGCGTCACCGATGCAGGCAGTGCATTCCAGATCAGTACCGACCATTCGACATCGGCAACGATGTTGCCCAGAGGGTAAGAGGTGCCCTGCACAGGAATCAGGTAGAGATCGATGAACACCTGGTCATCCAGACCCACCCAGCGCTGTCCATCCAGACCAGTACGGTGCGTGACGGCGATATCGCCGGCACGGGTGATTGGGCCATAGCCCGGCACGCCTGCGAGCAAGCCCAGAGCGTCCTGGTGCTGCGTAGCCAGCACCAGGTTGCTCGTAGCCGCTGCCGAAGTGGCATCGGTGAATGCCGGCAGCGCCATACCCTGGAAGTGCGCCACCTCAGTTCACCCGGTAGGCGTAGCCGATGCGGTTATGCGCCTGCGTGAGATCACGGATCTGTCGTGGAAACACCATCCACTCGACGCCATCTACAGTCAGCACTTGGCCAGGTTGAACGAAGTCCAAATGGCAGACTGCAATGCCTGGGACATCACCGATATAGCGAATCCGATCCTGACTTCCTGAACACAAGATCGTCATCGGAAATAAGCGAGTAATACCTGTGCGAGGGTCTGTCGAAGCTTGCAGCCGCAAGCGGTCTGGATGCTTGACTTGCTGGGCGTTAGTCGCTGCATGTCTTATCAGTGACAGGATGTACCACCGTCGCCATGAGGCAGGCATCTCACTAGAGCTTCCCCAACCCGCTGGGCGATAAAAAAGCATTGACCCGGTATCGGGATCAGAAAAAATCACTCCTGAATTTGTCCTAATGTAAGTAGTTGACTGCTGATTCTCTTGGGACAGTAAACCCAACTGAGGAGCAACCATCGTATCGCCACCACCATATCTGCCTAGATCACAATACAAAATCGAGTTGAACCAACCACCAGACAGATCATTCAGTAACGTCAACCGACCTAACGATAGGTGTACAAATCGCCCAGGAGCCACCTCCACGACAAGGTAGAATGAGGCGGAAGAAATAAACAAATGCCACGCTACAACAGGGAAAGTCAGATATGGGTGGTAATCCCACGACGTGCCTTGAAGAGGATCAACCAAGTTGCCGTCAACGTAGGACTGTGCAACGCTCCAAGAAACATATGGACCAGTACCAGGAATCTCGCGAGTAAAAATTGGCAAACGGTAATACGCACCTGCTCCTTGCAAGATCACCCCATAATTCCCTGCATTCAGATTGTCATCCCTCACAACGGACCAGCCCTGTTGTGGCAGCAATGCCTTGAGCTGGCTCAGCAGACTAGCCGCACTTTCAGCGGCACCGGTGTAATAAGCCATCAGGCCATCCTCATTGCGAACAGGAAGGGATTGCCCGTGCGCCAAGCGCTCTGGCTGACAAAATGATCGGTGCCATCAATCTCGATAGTGTCCTCTGCGCCTCCCCCCATCGCGGGCACCCAGAAAACGCCATCCATCTCGCCATTGATCTGCGAAGAGGTAAGAAAGGTCAGCGGCAACGCAGGAAACAACCCATTGGTATCTCGGCCAGCCAATAAGAAGTCGGGCACGGCTCCCAAACCAAATCCGCCCCCCCATGGCCACAACCCTACCTGAGTCCCCGAGCCACCCGCGTAAGCAACCCACGCACCATCCGCCCCCCGCAGCAAACAGGCATTTCCTGCCGGCGTTGAAATCGAACAGTGGTTGTTATCAGTGACCGACCACCTCGGCGTGCTGCCTCCGTTGTAGCTGCCAGCCAGCACCAGCGGATAGGGATAGAACGACGGCGGACAAGGCGGCCTGATCAGTCCGAGGTAGCCGGACTCATAAACAGTGCTGACTTTCACGACCAAGACCACCCGGCGCCCGTTGGCGGCGACCCAGAAAGGCATCGGCTGATCCCACAGCAGCATCTGTGGCTCAGTCGTCGGACGACCGAGAAAGGCCGTGCGTACCGCATCACCACCAGGCGCGGCCAGGGCGGCATTGAATGCCACGCCGCCGCACAAGCGCAGGTTGTACCAATCGCCTGCTGTATCGCCGTAGCCCACCAGGCCGATAAACACCTCATCGGCGCCGTCCAGGCCTGGGCCTTTCAGCGCCACGCCCCGGCTGGCAACCGTCGTACCGCTCGCCGGCGCCGTGGCGTCGAACAGCAGCTCCCACTGCTGGCCCGCCGCGACCAGTGCCGGGTTGGTGGTCAGGAAACCCACCAGCTGCTGGATCAGATCCGCCTGATTCGCGGCGGTACCGCTCAAAAATGCCATATCAAACCCCCAAGACTTGCCGAACGGTTGATGCGTTCTGCTGCAGATAAACCATGTAGTGCTCCTGACCGGCCTTGCCCCAGGCCATCGCGGCTACGTCGTCAGGGTTCTGCACCGCGTACAGGTTCACGTTGTTGTTGAGCGTGCTGCCGGGCCTGGCAGGTTCCGTCAACTGAGCAGTGCCCAGCTCTGGCGACGGCAATGCAGGTGCCGGCACACCAGCCAGCCCTCCATTGGCATGCCGCGCACGGGCGGACCAATCATCCAGGGCGGGCATGCCCCGTTCGTTGAAATCCTCCAGGAACGGCAAGGCGCCCGGCTGGGTGACCACCGCTGCACGGGTGACGAACTCGTCGTTCGAGAGCAGAGCCGGAATGCTGTCGCTGGTCCGGGTGCCAGGGCCGCGCACATGGCCGCCGGTAGCGAACGCCTGGAATGCGAGCGCCGCCATTACCGCCGCCAGGCCGATGGCTGCAGCGCCGCCGAACGAGCCGATCGACGCGGCAATCGCCGCTGGCGTCCAGGCTGTTGCTGTAGCCGTCGCAGCTGTCGCCTGAGCTGCTGCTGTTGTCGTGGCAGCAGTGACACCTGATGCAGTCATCGTCGTATCGGCGGCGACCTTCGCAGCACTGACAGTGCCGATGGCCGACACCGCCTGGGCAGCGGCAGGCACAACATCGGTGAACATCCGAGAGAGGCCAGTGACGGCAGACTGCGCCATGCTTTCCGCCGCGATCCGCAGCAGGGCATTGGCAACCGACTCGGCAACGGCGTTGATGGCATCGCGAATATCCATCGTGCCCTTGGCCAGCCCGGTGATGGCCTCGGTCAGGCCGCTGGTTAAGCCATCGCGCAGTGTCTCGGCCAACAGCGATGTGCTGGCCAGCAGGCGTTGTGCCTGGGCATCCAGCGACGCCAGGGCATCGCTTGCCGCCTCACCCACCACACCCGGCTGCTGCGCCAGCTCTTCCAGGACCGGGCGCATTTCTTCCAGCTGCTGATAGGTCTGACGATGAATGTCGAGGAGCTGCTGGCGTGCCTGCAGCTCGGAGACAAGCCCCGCATCCTGCTGCACGTTTACCGACTGCTCCTGGCGCTGTTGCTCGGCCATGATGCGGTCCATCTGCCGTTGCACGTCATCGACGCGCACCTTCGCCTCGGCCACGGGAATCAGCTTGTCGAGCCAGGCCATGCCGGCCTCGTTGCCTGCCTTCTCAAGCTCGGTGCGCATATCTGCGAACTTGGTGCGGATCTCAAGCAAGGCGGCATCGGCCTCGCGGCCGGAAGAGCGCAGGAAATCGGACTCAAGGCTTGCGTTGGTGCGGGCGTTTGCCTCGGCCTGGCGCTGTTGCTCGGCGGCATCGATCAGCGCCAGCGCCGCCTGGGCACGCGCCTGCAGGGTGCCGGTCAGGCCTTTTTCAGCCAGCTCGTAGGCGCGCACCTCGGCGGCACTCATGTTCAGGGTGGCGGCCTGTTTTTCCAGACCCTGGGTGTAGCTCAGCTGCGAGCGCGCCAGTTGCTCGGCAGCCTGGGCGCTGGCCTTGCGCTGCTGCTCGGCGGCGCGCTCGCTTTCTGTGGCGGCGCGGTTGCTGGCATCGAGCCGGTCGTTGGCCTCGGCCTGCGCGAGGATCTTGCGTCCCAGCTCGGAGCTGGTGTCGATCTGGTTGGCACGCAGGTAGGCCATGGCCTGTTCGCTACTGCTCAGCTGCTGCAGGCGCTGGTACTGTTTGGCCAGGTTGTCGAGGTATTCCTCGCCCTTGCGCACCGGGTCGAAGCGCTCGCCAGCGCGCTCGCGCTGCAGCTGCTGGATGGCGCCGGTCAGGGCGCGCACGCGCTCTTCGGCTTCCTTCAGGCTGGGCAGGTCAGCACCGGGTACTTGCGGTACGTCACTGTCAGCCTGCATCTGTGCCTGGGCACGCAGTTGCTCGGCTGCCTTCAGTTGCGCTTCGAGCTGCTCGATGCCTTGGCCGAGCTGGTCATAGCTGGCCTGGGAAACATCGCCCAGCTGCATGTCATTGAGCAGATCACGCGTGGCGACACGGATCCGCGAGGCAGCGCTTTCCGTCGATTCGGCGGCCTTGTTCATGCCCGCTTCGGCCTTGTCACCGAAGTCCAGAAACATCGTGGCCACCAGCGCCAGGGAGATGGCGATTCCCACTGGCCCACCGAGCAACCCGACAACACGACCACCTACGCCCACAACGGCTGTCAGGCTACGGGCCAGCAAGCTGGATGCCGCGCCTGCCGCCGCCGAGGCGGCGGCACTGGCGGCAGTGGCCGCTGTCAACCCTTGGGTCGCGGCGGCAGCGGTGCCACTGGCCACGGCGCGTGCCTGCAGCGCGGTCGCCAGTCGAGCTTCAGCAGCAGCATGAGCGGCAGCTGCCTGAGTGGCGGCAGCATCCAGGGCGGCCTGCCGGGTAAGTCCAGCGCCAGCAGCAGCCATGGCAGCGGTACGTTTGGCCTCAGCCGCCGCCGAGGCCAGGTTGGCCTCTGCTGCAGCCACGGCAGCGCGGGTACGCTCCAGCTCAGCCAGTGCCGCCCGCTGTGCAGCTACAGCAGCACCCTCATCGGCCACCGCCTTCTGAACGGTGGCGGCAGTGGCGGCCTTGGTCGCGGCGATGTTCTTCAACGTCTCAGCACCCAGGCCAGTCAGCGCCACCAGCGCCTTGCCCGCCGCCAGCGACAGGGCGACATCGAGTGCAGCACCGAGCAGCTCAGCATTGCCGGCCAGGCTGTCGAGTACCGAGGCCAGGCCGGAGATGGCTGCCGCCAGCGCTGTTCCGGCACCGGCGCCATTGCTGAACGTACCCACCAGCCGCGTGAAAGCGTTGTCCAGCTCGACAGCCGCCTGGCCGATGGTCTTGATCCGGGTTTCAAACTGCTGGTTGACGCTCTCCTGTGCATTGCCCAGGGCTGTGACCAGCACGTCAGCAGTGAGCTGGCCCTCATTGGCCATCAGGCGCAGTTGGCCGATGTTGACGCCCAGGCCTTCAGCGATGGCCATCAACAGCGCCGGTGCCTGTTCGGCCACGGAGTTGAACTCTTCGCCACGCAAGACGCCGGAGGCCAGTGCCTGGCCGAACTGCACCAGTGCCGCCTCGGCAGACAGGGCCGAACTGCCACTGACCGCGATGGCCTTGCTGACCGTGTCGGTGAGGCTCGCTGCCTCCTTCTGGGTGATGTTCAGCCGCTCGGCGTTCTGCGCGAAGCGCTGGTAAACGGCGCCGGTGGAATCAAGCCCCTGGCTGGTGTCCTGGGCGATGCGGTAGACATCCTCGCTGGCCGTAGCCAGTTGCTGCTGGCTGCTGGTGACCAGGCGCAGGCGGTTCTCGTAGGCAGTCCAGGCGTCGGTGGCGCGGACGATCTCCGCCAGCCCGAAGCCAGCAGCCAGGGTGACAGTGGCTGCCTTGATGCTGCTGGCCAGTTTGGTAAAGCCGTTGCCGGCGGTACTGCTGGCGGCTTCCAGCTGTCTGACCTGGGCCACTGCCGGAGCCGTTGTGCTGCCAAGCCCCCGCACCTGGGCCGCCAAGGTGGCGGTGGCCTGGCCCGACTGCACCTGCGCCGTTTCGTAGGCCCGCGCTGCGGTAACGGCAGCGCGGATACGTGCGGTGCTCTGGTCAACCGTGGTGCCGGTGGCGCCGAGCCGCGTATTGGTGGCCTGGGTTGCCGCACCGACATCACCGATGGTTTCGCCCAGTTGCGCCAGAGCCTGCTGCCCCTGCTTGAGGTCAGCCTTGATACGCAGGGCGAGTTCGAGGTCTTTGCCGGCCATGGAGAGGATCACGTCGAGGGGTTCGGCGTCATCCTCGCGCGCGCGTGATGGCTGGTCTTTTCGGCCTGCCGAAAATCAGAACAGGCCCGCCGGCTCTGCTTTGATGTCCCAGCTGAAAATCAGCACTTCGCGGGCCGCAGTCCCCTTGCCGCCACCAACCGTGTAGGTGATGTCCGTCGATTCCATGTGGTAGCTGCCGAATACTCGGCGGATGTCTGGATGATCGTTCAGGCTGACGATGGCCTTGCCGCGAATCTGACCGAGCAGTTCGGCCATCTCCTCATACTGTTCCAGCTCGAATGGCACCCCATAGCCCTCGGTCTGCCAGTACGGAGGGTCCATGTAGAACAGCGTGTGAGCGCGATCGTACCGACGAATACAGTCCTGCCAGGGCAGATGCTCGATATAGGTGTTGCTCAAGCGCAGGTGGGCAGCAGAGAGAGCCTCCTCGATCCGCAACAGGTTGAGGCCCGGCGGCTGGGTGGTGGCGGTGCCGTAGCTCTGGCCGTCAACCCGCCCCCCAAACGCCGATTGCTGCAGGTAGTAGAACCTGGCCGCTCGCTGAATATCGGTCAGGGTCTGCGGCCTGGTTTCCTGCAGCCACTTGAACACTTGCCGGCTGCTCAGCGCCCACTTGAACTGGCGGACGAACTCCTCCAGGTGGTGCTGCACAACCCGATACAGGTTGACCAGGTCGCCATTGATATCATTGAGCACCTCCACCTCGGCAGGTACCGGGCGCAGGAAATACAGCGCGGCGCCGCCGGCGAACGGCTCGACGTAGCAGCTGTGGCGAGGGAACAGCGGAAAGATACGATCAGCGAGACGGCGCTTGCCGCCTATCCAGGGGATGATGGGCTGGGCTTGCATGAGGCCTCCTGGCCAGCGCTCGATGGCGATGGATGGAGGCTCTCGGCCTTCAAATGATTGATGGCCCGGCAACGCGGGCACTTGATCTGTAGAACATCGAACTGACCCGCTCGGGCCAGCAGACGGTGGCAACCACCGCAACGTAGGTCTTTCACTCTCGGCAACACCGTTTCCATTTGCTAGGCTCGCCCGGCTCACGCGTGAGCGGAGGGCCTTGGCTGGGCTGGCACGGTATTGCCTGTTCGGCGCCTGGTCTTGGTGTTGGCGCACCAGGATCAGGAGCCCTCTTTCATTTACTCAGTTTGCGCAGATGCTTCTGTGCATCGTCTCCCCCAGCGAACGCCATATTGGCATCCACCAGGAACTCGGCGCGCTGGCGGCGTTGGCGCCGCAGCTCGGCTTCGTAATACAGCAGGATCTGCCGCTCGGTCAGCTGGCCGATGCGTTCGGCGTCTGCGTAGCCGCCGGCGATGAGGATGGCGTAGACGTCCGACCAGCGCGCAGCTGCTCCACCGCCCGATCGCTGGCGATCCGGTTGCGGACGCTGCGCACGAAGAAAGGGCCGTTGGCACCCCACCAGAGCATCAGCAGGTGCATGCCGTCGTCCTGGCCGAGCCCGGTCAACCACTCCAGCTCGACGTCGGCGGCAATGGCTACAGCTTCGCTTACCGCGTCGATGTGAGTGCCCAGGGTCATGGTGATCTGGTCGAGGTCGGGCAGCGTATTGCCCAGCATCATCGCGTGCAGGTCATCGAGGAACGGCTGCAGTAGAGGCCGCAGCCGCATGCCCTCGATAAATCCATACTCGCGCACCGTGACCGCGCGCCCGGCGATGGTCGCCGAGCGGTTGGGGTGCAGCACCTCCAGGTCATTGGCGGGCGCATCTACCGGCTGATCGGGCGCCTTGAGAATCCGTTGTTCCTTCTTGCGCGCCATGGCTTAGCCCAACACCACGTAGCGACCGTACTGGCCGAGCGCACCGGATTCCGGCTTGCTGGAGTCCAGCAGCGAGGAGAAGGTCACTGGCGCACCCGCCAACTGGTTGCCGCTGGTGATCAGCGACAGCGTCTGGATCAGGCCAGCCGATACCTTGTACATCTCGACCAGGCAGCGCTGGCCGTTCTCGGCCAGGTTGATGCCCTTGTAACGCAGCGCATAGTTCACCTGCTCGCCGGCCAGGAATGCGGCCTGCTTGGCGGCCCCGTGGGAATATGCGCCCTTCAGCGGCTGAGTCGGCGCGGGGCTGCTGGGCAGCGCCAGGATCTTCACATCACCGTAGACGTCGTAGTCGTAGTGCACGCCGCGCTCCAGGGTGACGGGAGTTGGCGTCGCGCTGTCGGTGAGTACCAGGTCGCTGACGTTCAGCTGTTCGAGCGCGATGACATCACCGGCTTCAACGGTCGGAAACACCTCGCCGGTCACGGTGCCTGCAGTGACGGACGAAACACGGCTCAGGGTGAACTTGGCAATGTTATCGACGTCCAGCTGATGGAGCGTGGCGCTCCAATCGATACCCAACTCAGTGAAGAACTCGCGCACCTTGGCCTTGCGCCCCGAGTAGGATTCGCGGTGGTTGACGGGCGTCTGGCTCAGCGTGCCGCTCAACTCGGAAACGTCACCCACCCAGACCCATGGTCCGAGCACGCCGTTGCTGCCGATCTCGGCCAGTTCTACCTGACCCTGGCCGTAGTAGTAGGACTCTTGCATTGCGCTTACCTCACTGTGCGACCGGGGCGGTGCCCTCGGCTTCATCGTTTGCGACGACACCGACCGCACGCAGAAACTCGCGCTCCGGGCCAGTGACTTCGATCGTCTCGCCGGCATTCTTCTGAGCGCCGGCGTGGGTGTGTGCTTTCAGCAGCTTGACCTTGAACAACTGGGGTTTGGCGGCGGGCTTGGTTGCCTCGTTGGGCTTGCTCACGGAGTGGCTCCTAACACATGGGTGGTGGTGAAAACATCCAGCCAGAGCACGCGGCTCTGGTCGCTGTCGAGCACGTTGGCTTGCAGCCAGATGCAGGGCTTCCAGCCGGGCGGCGCCCAGCCATGCAGCGCGGCACGCACCTGGCCGGCGATCAGCGCGGCCTCGTCCTGGGCCGCACCGCCGACCGTGTCGCGGTAGTTGCGGGTGCAGACGACCACCCCGAACACCGCTTCGGCGGCTACCTTGCGCTGCGCCTGGGGGCTGGCGCCCGCCGGGTTGCGCTCGGCGGCCAGCACCACGTAGGCGGTGCCTATGCGGTAGCCGGCCAGGTCGCGCACCTGGGTGTACTCGGCGGCACCGAGCACCTCTTCCAGGGCGCTCACCTGCTCGCGCAGGCGCTGCTCGACACGGCAGGTGTCCAGTGGTGCGAAGCTCACCGGAAGGCCCTCAACTGGTTGCGGTTGAACACGGCGGGTGCCGATTCGAAGCGCACGTCGAGCCGGTTGGGGTCGCTCTGCACCGGGTCATGGGCGCCGAGGCTGAACTTGCCGGCGGCAATCATCTCCAGGAACTTCAGGGCGTCGCGGTAGGCCCGCACGATCGGATCATCCGCCTCCTTGCCGCCTCGGTCCTTGTGCAGCAGGTAGCGGGTAATGTCGCGCACCCAGCCGGTGACCAGCTCCGGTACCGGGGCGAGCGGTAGCGGGTAGCCGCGCCGTGCCAGGAAGCCGTCCACCAGGCTCTCGGCCTGCCCGACGGCATCCGCAATGCGCTGCAGTGCACCGTCCGCTGCCTCGACCTGGTCAGCCGCCCAGGCGCTGCGGTCGCGACCGCGCAGGGTGGCCTCCATCAGCTCGAAGGGCACCAGGCGCAGGTGCTCGGCGGTGGCCACCTGGGCCAGCTCGCGAGCACCAGGGCGTTCGGCCAGGGCAACGGCGGTGATGTACTGCATGGCTTACTCCACCAGCCCGGAGAACACACCGCGTTCAACCTTCAGGTTGGGCTCGCGCTCCAGGGTGCGGATCTCGTACTCGGTCAAGGCCGACAGCGTGATACCGAAGCCCTCACGGGTGAAGCGGTAACCGCAGCGGCGGAAGCCCTGCTCGGGGATAGCGGTGATCCACAGGCCCTCGACCTCGCCGTCGTCAAGATCGGCCAGCGCCTGCTCCAAGGGATCAACACCTGGCTCGACAGCGGTCGGAGATGGCAACGGCTCAGCGGCCTCGGCGGCACTGCCCACAGGCGCCTCGGGCGCGGCAGGTGCCGGGCTGCTGGTGGTGGTCGCCGAACGGGTGGCGGCCTGATCGGTATGGGGTTGGGCATCCTGCCCGCTCGAACCGGCGTCCGCGCCGGGTGCCTCGCTCATGGGTTGTTCGGTGCTGGCCGGCGGTGTTGCAGGCGCCGGCGCAGCGCTCTGGATGAGGGCCGCCGGCTGGGTGGCCAGCTGTTCGGCGGCGGCAGGGGCAGCCGAAGCGGCTGCCGGATCTGCGCTCTGGGTAGCCGCCTTGGAGGCGGCCTTGGCCGATGGTTTACGCGCCATGCATCACCCCCTTACAGCCACGGCGTGACGAGCACGTCCACGGCGTTGCGGTTGATGTTGGTGGCGCCGTTGGCACCGCGCTCGGCCTTGACGATCTCCAGCGCGACGTCGCGCAGGCTCGGTGGCACCACCAGCAGCTTCGGCTGGATGCCGAGCTTCTTGCCACGGTCGCCGGCCATGCTCTGCATCGCGGCGTAGGCATCGTTGAAGGCGCCGGCGTCGAGGGTTTCCTTGGAGGCGTAGGCCAGTTGCCACAGGCCATAGCCGGCATTCAAGCGCGCATCCACGCCGTAGATGTACTCCTTGCGCATGAACACGTTTTCGTCGGTTTCCTTGTCCATGGAGACGAAGTTGTAGTTCTTGCGCTTCTGCAGGATCACCGGCTTCATCACGCGGGTGGTATCCAGCAGGTACCAGGCCGTACCGGTGCCGCCCTGGAAGTTGCTGACGCTGGCTTCATTGCCGGCCTTGTTCGTCACCGGATGGTCGGTATCGAAGAAGAACTGGCCGTCGTAGCACTTGCCGGTGAAACCGTTGGCCAGCAGCTCGTAGATCAGCGTGCACGGATGGTTGGCAGAGTCCTGGCCGAGTTGACCCATCAGCGGGTTGAACAGCCCATAGCTGTCGTCCTCGATGTTCTCGCGCGGCACGCCCACGGTGTTCTCGAACGATTTGTTCTTGATGCTGTAGTCGTGCAGCGCCAGGTTCTGGATGACCCGGTCACCGAGCCACTCGCGGAACGCGGTGCTGTTGCCCAGCCAGCCGTATTGCTCCACCGAGTTGACCGAGGGCACTTCCAGGGTGAAAGGCGCGAAGTCCGGGGTGACGCCGGCGAAGGCGTTCTGGAAGGACGCCTTGTAGCCGGTGAACAGCATGTTCAGGTTATGACGGTTGATGATCATCTGAGTCTTGCTCCCTTAAATCTCGACCCAGACGCCGTCGCTATCCACATCGCGGATAACGCCGGCAACCGAGCGGGTATTGGTGGCGTGGGTCTTGGCGACCGTCTGGTCGTCAACGATGTAGGCATCGGTCCCGATATCGGCGCGGGTGATCTCGTCGGTCGAGGTGGAGTTGGCGAACGGATACACACCACGGCGTGTTTCCACGCTCAGTGCGCCTGCAGCGCCGTCGCGGTTATCCACCTGTTCCTGGGCGACGCCGCGCACTTTCAGGGTGGTGGCGGTGCTGCCGGGCACGGCATTGCCGGCAGCGTTCAGGCAGACGATGGAACCCGCGAAGATGCGGGTTGCAGCCGCCACCGGGTCGCTGAACTGGATGCCATCACGGCGCGGGGTGTTGCGGTCTTTGGTCAGGGCGGTCATGGCTTACTGCTCCTCGGCCTTGGCGGCTTTGAACTGTTCGTGGGTCAGCCCCATGCGCGAGCACACGGCCAGCTCGTCCGGGGTCAGGCCGGTTTTCTCGTCCGGCACCGGCGGCTTGCCCTGGGTCTGGCTGTGGGTCAACGCGGCGATGGGCGCGGCGGCGTCCAGGTAGGCGGTCAGTGCGGCGTGGTCCTTCTTGCCGAGGTCACGCGCCCAGCTTTCCATGGTCTTGTGCAGGCGCCCGTCATCCAGGGCTGCGACGATCTGGCCTTCAAGGTCCTTCTGGTCACGCTCACCTAGGCGGGCGGTCAGCGCGGCCAGCTCGGTGCGCATGCCCTCGACAACTGTCACCGGTACGAACTTGGCCGGATCGGGCTCGGTCGTGGTGGCGGCCTTGGCCTTCAGGCCGGTGCACGCTGCGACAAGTGCATCGCCGAAGACGGCGCCTTCGTCCAGGCCCAGCAGCTTGCGCAGGTTGGTGGTGTGGGCGGAGAGCGCGGCGACCGCCTGCTCTTCGGTGGTGTTCTCGGCCAGGCCGAGGGCGGCGATCAGCGCCTGCAGCAGTGGGTTCACAGGGTTTTCCTCTGAGGAGTCATCGAAACAGCCGAACGACGCCGCAGCACGCAGGCTGAGTGCCTGCATGCCGTCGATTGCCGGGGCATTGGTGAGCGCACCCATCTGCACGTCCAGGACGTCGCCGGTGGTCGGGTGGTAAAGGAATACGGGGGAGAAATACTGGTACTCGCCGTCTGCGATGTATTGGGCGGCGCGGGCGGTCAGTTGCACCTGGGCGAACAGGCCTTCGCCCTCACGCCATTCGAGCGCCTGGTACCAACCTGCAGCGGGAGCGGGTTGGCCGTTCTCTTCCTTGAGCAGGGTCTGGTGTTCGTAATCGACCACGCGCTTGTTCTTGCGGGCATGGAAGCGCTCGATGACCTTGGTGGCCACCGCCTGGTCGATGTGCCAGGACGGCACCTTGATTTCACGACCATCCGCCGGCAGGAAGTGGCCCGGCGGCGTCACCTGAACCCAGATGGTGTTATCGGCGGCAGGCGCCCCCAGCGTGAAGCTGCAGGCGGCGAGTGCGACGGCGTGTGAGAGGCGTTTGGTTTTCATGCCGCCAGAGTGCGGCGACGGAACTGACGGGTCTTTTCGGCTGGCCGAAAAATGGCAGGCGGGGGTTGCTGGGGCTTTTTCTACGAAACCACATCACGGCGGCCCAAGGCAATGGCGCTCTGAGGCTTTATAAACGCCATAACCGCGCTTTTAGCCGCTGACCACCCCCGATGGCACAGCCCGTAGGGGCAAAACGCACGTACAGGGTTATTGGGCGGTTGCCCCGGTGAGGTACCGGGTGGCGATGGCCAGCAGCTCCTGGTTGTCCTGCGCGCTGGTACCCAGGAAGGGCCGCGCCGGGATGGTAATGGTGTGCTGGCCGATGGTGACCCGCTGGGCGAAGTTGCTCCGGCTCTTGTTGACGAAGCGATTGCCCACTTCGCCGCTGCGGCCATCCTGACGGAAGTAGGCCTGCTGACTGCGCGCAGCGATCTCGATGTCGCCGCCGAAGTGATGAATCGCGCCGTACTTGCGGTTGGTACCGAACAGCAGCTCATCGTTGCTGGCCTGGTAGCGCAGGGTGTTCATCAGGTGGCCATCGAGCACCAGGATCTTGCCCTGGTTCTTTTTCTTGCGGCGCTGGTAGCGAGGCGACAACGCTTGCCAGGGCGTGCCATCCGGTGCCGTCTGGCTGGCGAAGCGCTGGTCGTGAGCGATCAGCAGGTATTCGCCCATGTCGCGAAACATCGGGGCAGGATCACCCAGCGCCTGGGCCGCCTGGTTGATCGCCGCCAGCGCGCCGGCGGCATCGAATTCGAGTGTGACGCCTGCCATGGATTGCTCCTATACTGAACTCAGCCGATCGAGCGAGCAGCCCCTGCCAGGGCCTCCAATCCTACGCTCGCGGTAAACCCGGTGTGGCAGCGCCGGGTTTCTATTTGCCCGCCTGATGTTCACCAAGCTCCGTCACGACCCATTGCCCCAAGCTTGGCTTGACCCAGCCAAGCCTCTCAGCCATTTTGAACGCTTGGGTCAGGCTCGCTGCTGTACCACCGGCTGTTCGCCAGGCAAGCACGAGATGGGGATGCTCCTCGTTGATACCTCTCCCGGTCGTCTTGCCAAAGCTGTGCACGAGCATATCGATAAGGGCTTGGGAGCGTTTGATGTCTTGCATGGGTGTCTCCTCGTTGATGGACAATGAATTATGTCCGTCACGACTCGCGCTGGTACAAGCGAATGCCCTGGCGCAGCCCCTCAACGTAGGCCGCGTCCGACGGCGGAAAGGTCGTCACACCCACCCAACCGTCCGCACCCACCTCGAACACCGCCAAAGCCGGCGCGGCCTCGCCGGCCACCTGGAACCGTGCCAGGTACCGCCGGCGCACCACCGCCTTGCCCAACGCGCCGAGCCATTCCAGCCGTGTCCAGATTTCATCGGGCTGTTTCAGCGCCTCGGCCAGTAGCAATAGCCACTGGCCCCGGCCACGCTTGTTGGCTTTCAACTGCCCGGTCACCCGGTCGGTAAACAATTCCTTGCCCACCACCAGGCGTTCGCCGATCACGTCGCGCATCACTGCCGGGGCCTCCAGCGTGGCGCCGAACTCCTGCAGGTAGCGCTGCACATAGGCGGTGTCCGACAGGTCAGGCGGCAGGATGCGCTCGGCGGGAAATGAGCGCGGGGGTGGCAGCGGCTCGGTGGCCACCCGGTTGGGCAGGCCGGGTGCCGGCGCCGGGATCAGTTCGTCATCGAGGCGTGGGCGCGGCACGGCACTCTCCAGCCGTGACTGGCCGGGCGTGTACTCGAAGCCGGGGTCGATACCCTGTGGCACCTGCACGGTGCGCGGCCCCTGCGGACTGCGCTGGCCGATGGTGCGCTGCTCCCAGACGATGGGCGGCGCGGTGTCCGGGCCTGTCTTGCCCATGCGCACCAGGTCGCGCTCGCTCAGGGCGCGCACGCTGCACTGGCAGCCCCAGGCGTTGACCGGGAAGTGCTGCTGCCACCAGGGATCGTCCCAGCGCAGGATCATGCCGTTCCAGGCTTGATGTTCCGGGCGCGGGTGCTCAACGGCATCACTGTGGATGTACTGCCAGTACGGGCGCTGCTCGCGCACGGCCAGCAACTGCTCGTAGCGCCCGGCCATGTAGCTGCTGCGCAGGTTGGTCTCGTAGATCACGCGCGAGCGCCAGTTGCGCCCGCCGTTGTAGCTCCAGCCGTGGGTGGCGACGATGCGGTCGAAGTCGCGGCGAAACTCCTGCAGGGTGCCGCCGCCCTCGATCGCACGTTCCACGGCCTGGCGGAAGTCGGCGACCAGCGCGTCGCGGTTGGCGCCGGCCACGGTGAAGGCGTAGTCGTGTTCACGACCGTAGACGTCCGTCCAGCCGCTGGTGGGCAGGTTCAGCTTGCGGCGCAGGAACTCGTTCTGCTCCTGGAATGGCAACGACGTTGCACTAACGGCCACCGGCAGCCTCCTGGACGATCTCCAGCCGCCCCTGCAGGGCGGCGGCGGCCAGTGCCTGGGCCATGGCCTCGGCGTACTGATCGAGGGTCATGTCTGGCAGCAGCTCGGCCAGGCCATCGCGGATCTGCTCCAGGCTCTCGGCCTGCTCGACGAGCTGGCGAATGCGCGCGATCCACTGGCCGGTGATCGGCTGCAGGTCGTCATCCAAATGTTCGGCTGCCGTCGCAGCGCGTTGCTGTGCGGTGGCCACCGCACGGCCCGCAGGTGGCTCGGGCAACGCCGGCGCCTGTGGGGCGGCCTGCAGCTGCAGCACGTCTTCACTGTCAGCTGGCTCGGGAATGGCCAGTTTCTCCTGGGCCCACTGGCGCGGGATCTTGAAACCCAGCCTGACCAGCTGCGGCAGCGCATCGGCGTAGACCTTCAGGTCCTCCGGCTCCTGGATGTCGAACACCAGGCGGGGGCAGCGCTGCCAGCTGCTGGCCAGGCCGTTGAGCACGGCGATGGGGTAGATCAGGTCGCGGCTCAGGGTGGCTGCCAACTGGCCGGCGTCGGAGTCGCGCAGGTCGAGGCGCACCTCGTTATGGACGTTGCCCAGGGCGTTGGTGTTGGTGCCTTCGCCGGTGCCGCTGGTCAGGGTGCCGCCGAGGATAGCCTTGGACTGGGTGCGCTCGCACCAGTCGATCATCAGCTTGAACGCCGCCGGGTCGCCCTGGGCGGCGTTGAGGAACTCCATTTCCATGCCGATCGGGATGATGCCGGCAGCGCTGTGGCCGAGCTGGGCCAGGGCGCGTAGCAGGGTCAGCTTTTCCTTCTCGGTGGCGCCACCAGGGTATTTGCCCACACGCATCGGGATGCCGTAGATCTCCAGGAACTCAGCCAGGTCGCCCACGCTGTAGTTCTTGAACAAGTACGGCCACACCAGCACCCGGAACAGCGCCGAACGCTCCAGGTAGCCGCTCTTGGCCTTGTGGATGTGGGTGATCCAGCCGAACGGTTGCAGTGGCTCACCGCCTGCCGCACCGCGCAGGCGGATCTCCTGGCGCTGGCCGCGTACCAGCTGGAACCAGGTCTGTGGTCGGTAGTCGATGGCCTTCGGCAGCCAGTTGCCGTCGATGCGATGCCAACCGTCGAACTCCAGGCAGGCAAAGCCTTTGCCAATGGCATCGGTCACATCGAAGAGCATGGCCTCGAAGTCATCCAGCCCGGCCAGCAGGCTTTCCAGCACCTCGGCGGCCTGTTTTTCCTTTGCCGTGGGGTTGTCCGGCGGCACGATCTGCCAGCCCAACTGAGCCACGGCACGGCGGCGTTTGCCCATCTCGGCATGGACATGGCCATCCTTCTCCTCGATGTCCTCGAACAGCTCGTACTGGGCAACGATATCGCCTTGCTCGGCAGCGTCGAGGATCTGCGCCAGCTTGCTCGGCGTCAGCCCACGCGAGGGGTGGTTGCCTACCTCGTGGTGCAGGCTGGTGAGATGGGCGGTCTGCGGCTCGCGGATCTCGGCCAGGCGGATCGGCTGGCCATCGGGGCCCAGGATGCGGGATGTGGTCACCATGCTGATGGCTCCGGTAGTTCGATGTCATTGTCGTTGTCGGCCATGTTGTCGAAGCCGCGGCTATGGCGCGGCAGTGCGGTGAACTCAATGGCACCGCCTTCCATGAAACTGGCCCGCACGGCCATGGCCAGGGAGATGGCCGAGTCGCCGTGGCGCTTGGCCTTCGAGCTGGCGCTCTCAAGATCCTTGGTGCGGCCCTTGTCGATCACCGGCACGCCTTTCTCGACTTTGATCGAGAGCAGGTCATCGAGCGTGGTCTGGTGGCGCGGCACCTGCAGGTTGAAGGCCTCGAACTCGCCCTTGAGCTTGGGCATCCACTCGGCATACCAAGCCAGCGACAACGCCACCTGGTCCACCAGGGTGCTGCCGTACTTGAGCGCGGCTTGCTCGGCCAGGTAGCCGCCGTTGCCGGTGGCGTCGAACGCCAGGCCGGTGAGGCGCGGCAGGCGATCGCAGATGTAGAACATGATCTGCCGCTGCGCCTCGTAGGTGAGGTTGCGCAGTTCTACCTGGAACGGCACGCGCTTGCGCAGCAGCGGATCGATCTGCAGGGGCGTGAACACGGTGAGGTCGCCACGGCGGGCGAAGTCTTCGCCGAAGGTGTGGCGGTTGCGGTCGCTCAGGCGGGCCAGCTCGGGCTGCAGGTTCTCCTCGCACCAGGCGCGCACTTCGGCCTCGCGCATGGCCGGCGTCCACTCCTCGAACCCCGGCGGTGCTTCATAGCGATAGATGCGGATCGAGTGGTCGGCCACCATCGCCGCCTCGATCAGTACACGGGAGAGGTAGGCGCCGCCGCTTTTCTTCGGTACGCAGCCGTACTCTTCCTCGGCTGATTCGATATTGGGGGCGTTCTTGTACAACCCGTCGCGCCACGCCTTTTCGGCTTCGGGCGACCACTCCTGCCCGGTGACATAGCAGATCCGCTTGTACAGCCCCTCGGCGATCGCATCGTCCAGGGTGATGCGGTGGACCGAGTAGTCCTTGCGCCCCTCGCGGGCGTCCTGGATGTAGCTGTTGAAGGGATTGTCCACGCCGTTGTGGGTGCTGATCAGGCGCACCTTGTTGCCCCACATGGTCAGTGCCAGGGCGGCCTTGAGCAGCTCTTCCAGGGATTCGTGGAACGCCGCCTCGTCGATCACCACATCGCCCTGCAGGCCGCGCAGGTTGCTCGGGCGGCTCGACAGCGCCTGGATTTTCCGCCCCGACTTGGGGAAGCGGATCATGTAGGTGAGGATCTCTTCCTTCTTGCCGTCATCCCAGAACGTCTGCTCGTAGACGTCAGCCTCGGCCAGCTCGTTGAAAGCACGTGCGAACAGCGCGCAGGCAGCGATGTACTCCAGCGCCATTTCCTGCTTGCTGCCCACGTAGAAGGTATTGCAGCCCCCGCGCGAGCGCGGCTTGGCGGCGTTGATCACGTTGCGCCCGGCCTCGGCCCAGGTAAGACCCGTGCGGCGGGACTTCTCGGCGATCATGATTTGCGCCTGATCTTCGAACCAGCGCTGCTGGTACGGCAGGAACACGGCATCACCGCCTGGCACGGCCTCGGCGATGTCCTGGGGCACCTCGACGCCGTGCAGGGCCATCTCCTCGGCAAGGTCGATCTTGCGGGCCGGGCCGGTAGCCTTGAGGCTCATGTCAGGCTTTCCCCAGCAGAATGCGGCGGATGCGGTCTTCGAGCTGCTCGCTCATGCCGTCGCCGCCGCGCATTTCTTCCAGGCGTTGTTCCTGCTCCTGGAGCAGCGCCTCGCGGGCTTCACGCTCGATGGCCTTGCGCTCTTCGCGGCTGACCTTGCGGGCGGCCAGCACATCCTTGGCGGCACGGGCCAGCTTGCGCACGTCATCGACGGTGGTTTCCTCGTCGATCTGCGCGCCGAGGGCGGCATGGGTGGTCAGTGTGGTGATGGACTGCACCATCAGCGCGCCGGCCTTGTCGTCCGGGTTCTCGCCCAGCTCCTCGACCAGCAGGCTGGCCATGGCCTGCTGCTCACGCAGGCGGCGGCTCATCTCGTCGAAGCTGACCTTGTAGCGACCAACCGCCGAACGGCTGGGCTTCTGCTCGGCGGGGAAGTGCTCGTGCAGATCCTCGATCAGCTCGTCCAGGGTGAGCCGGTTCTCGCGCAGGCGCCGCTCGATGTGCGAGCGCACCTGCGGCTCCAGCTTGTCGATACTCGACTTGCGGCCCATGTCAGGCCCCCGGACGCTTGACGCCGTCTACGCGGGCGCGGCCTGCGGCGACGTCGGCGCCACGTTCGGTCAGGGTTACCAGCAGGACGGAGCCGTCACCGATGGCCTCGATGCTGAGCAGCGCCTGTTCTTCGAGCCAGCGCAGCTCGGTTTTCACCTGGTCGCGGCTGGGCTCATGACCCCAGTGCTGCAGCACGGTATGCAGCACCGAGCTGTTGGCCCGGTAGCTGGGCAACTCGGCCAGGCTGCGCAGGATCACCAGGCGCATATCGGCACGCAGGAAATTGGAATACGGGGTGCTCATTGCGGCCTCACTTGTGTTTCAGCAGGTAGTCGTGGATGCGGTCTAGGCTGCGGGCGATGGGCTGCACGCTCTCGGCAATGCCGTCCATGCGGGCCTCGATGTGCGCCAGCTTGGCCGCCACCTCATGCAACTGGTCGGTGCTGGGCACTTGGCGCATCTCGGCTTCCAGGGTTGTCAGACGGGTACGCAGCTCCAGCATCTCCTTGGCGCTGGCCGACTGCCGCCCGATGATCCAGGCGTAGATGCCGATGGCCGTGGTGACGATCCAGCGGGTGGCCTCGAAGCCGAAATTCATGTCTTCCAGGTTCACTGGAGATGCTCCTGTTCCAGGTAATTCACCAGTTCGGTCAGGCGCCCCGCGCACAGGCCGTACAGGTCGTACATTTCCTTGAGGGCCACGGCTATGGCGTCCGCGCTGTTGTTCATCGCTTCAGTCGGCGGCGGGCAATTCACGGCCAATGCCGCCGGCAGCGGCCTGGGCTGCACGATGGCGGGCGGCATCGAGCTGCTGCATGACGCCAGCGTCAAACACACAGTCAGCGCGCTGAGGCGCAGTGGTGGCGAGCGCATCGCGGATCTCCTTGGTGGTGCGGGCATCCGCCTGCTGGCGGGCACTGATGGTTTGCCCCAGCGCCTGGCTGGCGGCGTTGGCGGCGGCGGTCAGGCCGTGGGTGCTGTCGATCACCTGCTGCAGGGCGCTCAACTGAGCCTGCTGGCACTGCTGGGCAGCGGCGGCCTGGCCTTCGGCATGGCCCAGGTCGTAGGCACTGCTGGAGCCCAGAAACCAGGTAACCACCAGTGCGATACAGAACGCGGCCAGCGCACAGGCGGCGATGACGATACGGTTGATCATCTACGCCGCCCCTTGACCTTGAACTTGCGCGCCAGACGCTGCGCCGGACGTTCGCGTGGTACCGGCGATGCGAACAGTTCGGCGGCAGCCAGCCAGTTCCGGGAGCAGGCTGCAGGCGAACTGCTGGTCAATGTGGCGAGCAGAAACAGAGTCGGGATCTTCATGGCGGCTATACCTCTCTGCGCACACGCCAGCGCCCCAGCCGGCGGTCGCGTACAGCGGCTCCCAGCGCAGCAGGATGGCGCGCGGGTAGTGGCGGTTCTCGCGGAAGTTGGCAGCCGAGCGGCCAGCGTTGTGCCGCTCGACGGAATCGAACCAGGCCAGCTGATCGGCGCCCTTTGCCGAGGCCAAGCGCTTGTCTCGATTCACCCAGCCCTGTCCGCCGTTGTAGCCGGACAGGAGGAACGCCCAGCGATCACACTCGCTGGCGGCGGCCTGGTTTCGTTGATACAGCCACAGGTCGAACGCCACCATGGCGCGCAGTGCCCAGCCGGGGTTGTACGGCTGCGCCGGGCCGAGGCTGCGCGGGTACAGCTCTGCCATCCAGTCGGCGGTGGCTGGCATGAACTGCGCCAGGCCTTGAGCGCCCACGGGCGAGCGCGCATTGACGCGCCAGGCGCTCTCCTGGTGTACCTGCCCGGCCAGGGTGGCGATCGGCGCATCGAGGCCCCAGCCGGCATGGGCGGCACGCACCAGGGTACGGCGGTGCTGCTCGGCCTCACGCGGGATGCTGTTGGCCAGCACCGGCTGGCAGGCCGCCAGCCCGATGACGGCCCCGATGATGAGGATGCGCTGCATGCTCACAGCCCCAGCGTCATGCCGAGTACGCATGCCAGTACGATCACCGCGCGGCGCAGCCAGGCGCCGATCAGCAGCAGCGCGGCGCTGCACTGGTGCGGGCGATCCGCATAGGGGTACAGCGAGCGGTCGATCCAGTAGCCCAGACACGCGGCCAGGGTGACCAGCGCGCCCTTGTACAGCACCACCTGAAGTTGCTCAGGACGGATAAAGGCCAGTGCCAGCAGCAGGCACAGGGTGATGATGGACCACAGCCACATGCGCGGCAGGCGCTGGCTGGGTTGGCTCGATCTGGGCATGGGACGCTCCGCTCGGATGGCTGATGGTCATGCCTGCTCGGTGCAGGCAAGACGATCATCGCCACGCGCGCGCGAAGGGTCTTTTCGGGAGGCCGGAAATCAATGGCAGGGGGAAAGGTGGACGATCAGCAGGCCATCAACAGCAGAGGGATGCACCATGCAACCTGAAACAACACGCAATGATCTACCAGGATATGAGACCGCAGACGTATGGATAGAGGTCGGTCATTACAGTGACCGGGGCACAGAATTGCGTATCGCGTTTAGCGAACCGCTATTCCATGGCATGCAGGACTTCTGGGTGCCCTTCAGCAGCCCAGCGGGTGATGCGCTGGGCTGGATGTGCTTCAGCTACGTTACTACAACGCGCCAGGCAGCGATGTTTGCAGCCACGCAATGGCGTTCGGCAAACGAGCCAGCCCCTCCCGAGCCAGCCCGGTTACCACTGCCTCTAGACCTTTTGCCGGCAGGCTTTTCACCTGTGCGACCAGTTGGCTCTTGACGCTATCTTCCAACTCTGCGGCTTCTATCTGCGCCGTCAACAGATCACGAATGCTGTCGGCATGCAGACGCACGGTCAATGTGCCGAGTATCGCGGTGAGGCCGCCATCATCTTCTAAAAAATCTAGACCCTGGGCGGTTAACACAAACTTGGTCGGCATGAAGTCTCCGCGCCCGCTAGAGGTCATGCGAATTTCACCGTCAATCAAACCATGCTCTGCCAGGTAGGCGGCGTTGGCCATCAGGTGTCGAGCATCTTCGTGTAGATGCTCCATTCGGTTGGTGTAGTACGGCGCTGGATAGTGCTCGCGCAATTCCTCCAGCAGTTTTCGTTGCAAGTCCCGATCAAGTTTCATCGTCCGGTGGTCTCCTTGTGCCGCTGCGGATATTCCTTGTAGCTCAAACCGTTCTCGCACTCACGGGCTCAACACAACATCCTTGCTTTCACCACCCTGCACCGAAACGACCTGCATCAGCCCACCGCCTTGAGGTGTGTGGCGCACTTGCCAGGTGATCGAGGTTTCCACATAGAAATCACCATCGGCGACTCGGTCAAACGTGAATCGCCCCTGTGTATCGCACATTGTCTCCCGAATGTGCTGACCGAACTCCGGTGGCGCCGGGGTGAAGCTGATAGGCGCGTAAATCGGGCGATAACCGCGTTGCGTATTGCCATATACCGCTGCAACACGCTCTGTTGCATACGCAGTGGCCGGCAGCAAGGTGACGGTCAAACCTGCACAGCTCACGACGCCGCCGCCATTCTGGCGAATCAGCGCGCTACCGGTGATTGTATTCGTGCCCGGCTGTACCAACTGCCGTGCCTGCTGGGCGTCGAAGGTCGATGTCAGCGTAACCGGCCTGGCCGCAGCACAGCCGCCGATGATCGCAGCCAGCGCCAGCAGGCTGTAGAGCCCCGATAGTTTTTTTGCTACCCGTTCATGCCTGCCTACAGCTCGTCGATCCGTCGCCTTGCTCATCTCCGTCCCCTAGTAGTCAGCTGCGCCAACCCTCGCCAGATCGCCGAAAAGAAATCTGCGCTGTAGCAAACCCACCAAAGCTTGAATACCTCAAGCAGCAACGCACCGCACAGGACGATTGCGCCAGCGTTCAGCAAGGTCTCCAGGAACTGCCATGGATCGACATCGGGGCCGCGCTTCTGAAGCAGCCAACCCCAGACCACAAACACTATGAAGACCACAGTACCAACCCTGGCTTTCTGAGCCTGAGCGATCCGCTCGCGGTGACAGTGATTGCACATCTCCGCGCTCGGCGTTACCACCCGCTGCTCGCAAGCCGGGCATGGCTTAATCGCCAGCACCTTCAGTTGCTCAGGGGTTAACGTGAGTTGCGCGTTCAGCTCCAGATAGTCCCGCCCTGCAACGCGGTTGTTGTGTCCTTCGACCTGAATATCCAAGGGTGCTATTCCTTCTCGTGATAATCCCGTCCCGCTGTTCGATTGCCGAAACCACGGACTTTCACGCTGGCAGATTCTTCGGTCGGCTGTGGCCGACTCGCTTTTTTCTTGGTTCCTGCAGTGAGCAGCTCGGCCAGTAGCGCCTTGCGCGCTGTCGCCGGCAAGCCGCGATAGGCCTCCAGCAGTAACTCTTCGTCCGGGGGTAAATGTCTCGACGTCGAGATATTTGCTCTTTCTCCGCTCAGCAAAAAGCTCACATCCAGGCCCTCTGCTGCCCAGAGCGCCAGAGCGTTGGCATCTGGAGCCGAGCGCCCTTGCTCCCATCCGATCTGAGTCCGTTTTGAGGCTCCGACCAACTCAGCGAATCCGGTCTGCGTGTAGCCAAGCCGTTCTCGTTCAGTTTTGAGCCTCTCGCCAAGTGAATTATTTGGCACTCATTTATCCTTGACAGGTGCAATATTTGGCACCATCATCAACCACACAAACCTAAAACATCTTTGCATCACAGGAGCCACCGACATGGCCACTGCAACCAAAGCCCTAACCGCCGAGCAGGTGAAAGAACGCTTTCGCCAGCGCGGTAAAACCTTCACTGCCTGGGCCGAGGAGAACGGATACACCCGCAACGAGGTGTACCGCGTCCTGAATGGCCAAGCCAAAGCCAACTACGGCAAGGCGCATGAAATCGCCGTGGCCCTGGGGCTGAAGCCAGCCAACCGCTCCGTAGCCTGAGGCCGCCGCCATGACCTCGCACAACCAAGCACTTACCAGACGCCCGCTGAGCCAGGCTGAGGCTGCCGCTATCAGCCAGCATCTCCTGGCAAACCTTCGTCAATTCCGCGCAGCAGCTCCGTCAAGCCCATCAGGCTGTGTTGCCAGAGCGGCTCTGGGCGCGCCAGACACAGCGCGTCCAGGTCGTTGCACAGCTCATCAATGTGCAACTGCTGACCTTCAGCCAGGTAGCGCACCAGTGTCACCAGCGCCGCACGCGTGGCAGCGGTTTCGATCTCGTGTCGCTCGCGTAGCTGGGCGAGTTCTGCTTGCAGTGGGTGTGCGGCCATGACGCTGTCCTCGGTGGGAAATGTACCCCAACAGGCTGGCCTTTTGGTAACGCCGTTGCCAATAGCCAAAACAGCTATTTGTTTGGCAGCCGGGGCCGCTCGGCATACGGGGGGCTGCCAATGAAGCGGCGCAATTGGAAGAGCGCACAGCCCGGCAGCATTCGCCAGGCGCTGGAGTGGTCGCTGGAGCATGCCCGCGAGCGGCACAACCTGAGCGTGGAGCGGGTGGCCGAGCGTATGGGGCAGGCCAATCACTGGGCGCTCTACAAGTGGGTCAGCGAGGGGCGGATGCCTGCGGTGATGCTGCCTGCGTTCGAGCATGTGTGCGGCATCAACCTGGTCAGCCGCTGGCTGGCGGCCACCAGCGGCAAGCTGCTGGTGGACATGCCCACCGGGCGCAGCTGCACCGCGCAGGACATGCAGGAGCTGCAGGCCGTGCTCACCACCACCACCGGGGCCTTGCTGGCCTTCTATCACGGCAGCGCGGAGGCCGACACGACCCTGGCAACCGTACAGGCGGGGCTCGAAGCCCTGGCCTGGCATCGCGGCAACGTGCGCCAGCACGCCCACCCTCAACTGGAACTAGGAGCAACTGAGCATGAGTAAGGCCCTGGCATTGTTCAAAACCCTATTCGATGGCCCGCGCGACCCGCGTAGCGCCGAGTACCAGGAGGGTTGCCTGTACATCTTGCGGCGCAAGCTCGATGGCATTGCGAAACAGGACTGCCCCTACCGGATGCCCAGCCCCCAGGCCGATGCCTGGCTGGCAGGCTGCCAAGAGGGGCTGAGCCAGTACCGCTACCTGCAGCATGAGGGTACCCAGGCATGAGCAGCAAACCGCGTGTTCACGACAGCGGCACCCGTGTGCTGCGGGTGCTGGGTGCTCTGCAGGGTCACAGCCTGGACGGCCTGAGCAACAGCGACCTGGCGCGTGGGCTGGGCGAGAGCCCGGCCAACATCACACGCTGCATGGTCACGCTGATGGAGGCCGGCTGGGCGGTGAAGCTGGACAACGGGCGCTTTGCGCCGGGCATGAAGGCGCTGCAGTTCGCGCAGAGCCACGCCAACGAGATGGCCGGCATGCAGAACCGCATCAATGAGATCAACCAACGTGTGCTGGCCGGGGCCAGCCGCTGACAAGGAGCACCCCATGAGCTACCGGAAACTGGCCGAGGCGCTGCTGCGCGACGGTGATCGTCACAGCGAGGTGTACATCGACGGGCTGTGTGCAGCGCTGCGCCTGCGCATGGAGAATAAGCCGAGCGAGGTCACCTGGGCACAGGGCTCGCTGGAGTACGACGCCTATTTCTACGGCTGCCGCCGTGGTGCGGCTGAGTACCGCAATGCGCTGAGCGAGGCGCAGGGCAACCGTGAGCGCGCCATTGAACAGCTGTGGCAGCTGGCAGGCGACGCCGAGCGGAGGGTTGCCTGATGGCACGTAAAGCATCCACTGCAACGGAACTGGTTGCAGATGTGCCGTTGGACGGCGAGACCCTGCTGGCCACGCAGAACCAGGTTGCGCTGCTGAACGATGAGCAGGAGGCCCGCGTGCGCACCGTAGCCCTGCAGCTCGGTTACCAGTTGCCGGCGGACTGCACCAGCCCGGACCTGATCCAGCGCGACATTGCGGCCAATATGCGCCGCAGCGTGGAGGCCTGCCTGGAGGTGGGGCGCGGCCTGCAGGTGCTCAAGGCAGCCTGTGGCCACGGGGGGTTTCTAGCACGCCTTGAGGTGCTCGGCCTTGATAGGAAGGTTGCCGTCAAGTTTATGGCCTCGGCTGCCAAATTTTCCAGCCTCGGCAGCAATGCCGCCCTGACCAAGGCTCTTGGCAACCAATCCAAGCTCTTCGAGATGCTGGTCCTGGACGACGAACAGATCGAGGAGCTGGAGCTGACCGGCCAGACAGGCGAACTGAGCCTCGACGACGTGGCCACCATGAGCGTGAAGGAGCTGCGCCAGGCGCTGCGCGAAGCCCGCGAGGACAAGAAGGCGCTGGCCCAGGTGAACGCCGACAAGAACGCGAAGATCGACGAGCTGGCGACCCAGCTCGCTCGCAAGCCGGTGGTGGAGGTGCAGCCGCTGGATGAGCAGCTGCAGGAGCTGCGTCTTGAAGCCACGGCCAAGGCCGGCGCCGCAGAAGCTGCCATCGCCGGTGCGCTGCACCCGGCCATCCACCTGCTGATGGAGCGCAGTGCTGATGGAGCGCAGCGCACCTTCGCCGCCGGGCTGCTGGCCCAGGTGGAGCAGGCGCTGCTGGAAATACGCGCGGAGTACGGCATAGACGCCTCGCCGGTGGCCTCGGCGGTGCCGGCCTGGATGCGTGACGGTGCCGATGAAGAGATCGCCGCCGCACTGGCCAGCCAGCAGCCGGGAGCCTGACCCATGAGCGTCGTGATGACCCAACGCCTGGTGGCCCTGGCTCGCGAGATCGAGCAGGCCCCGCATGGCAGCAAGACGGCCCTGTGCCTGGCGGCTGCCAGCGAGCTGGGCATCACCCTCGCCACCGTCTATCGCAAGCTGAAGGAGGTCACTGTGGCCCCATCGCGTAAACGTCGCACCGATGCCGGCACCTCGGCCCTGGAGCGGCACGAGGCGGAGCTGATCAGCGCGGTGCTGATTCAGTCGATCCGCGACAACGACAAGCAGCTGAGCACGCTGGAGCGTGCCGTCGAGCGGTTGCGCAGCAACGGCAAGATCATCGCCGGGCGCGTGGATACCGATAGCGGCGAGATTCTGCCGCTGTCGGTCGATGCCATCAGCCGCGCGCTGCGCGCCTATGGACTGCACCCTGAACAGGTGCTGCGCCCGGCACCGGCGGTCGAGCTGGTCAGCCTGCACCCCAATCACGTATGGCAGATCGATGCCTCGATCTCCACCCAGTTCTACCTGGCCGATGACGGCGCCCGCACCATGAGCAAGGCGGAGTTCTACGACGGCAAGCCCGAGAACCTCCGGCGTATCGAGAGGCAGCGGTTGTGGCGCTATGTGATCACCGATCACACCAGCGGCACCCTCTACCTGCATTACGTGCTGGGGGCCGAGAGCGCGGAGAACCTCTGCCATGTGCTGATCAGCGCCATGCAGAAGCGCGGCGAGCAGGACCCGTTCTGCGGCGTGCCGTTCATGATCATGACCGACCCCGGCGCGGCGATGACGTCGGCGATGTTCCGCAACCTGTGCCGGGCACTGAGCATCGAGCTGATCATCAACAAGGTCGGCAACGCGCGCGCCAAGGGGCAGGTGGAGCAGGCGCACAACATCGTTGAGCGTGAGTTCGAGAGCGGCCTGCGCCTGATGGACAAGCCCAGCACGCTGGAGCAGATCAACGGGCTGGCCGGGCGCTGGATGCGGCACTACAACGCCACGGCCATTCATACGCGACACCGGCGCACCCGTTACGGGCTGTGGATGAGCATCAAGGCCGAGCAACTGCGCATCGCGCCTGCTGCCGATATCTGCCGCGAACTGGCGATCGCTCAGCCGGTAACGCGCAAGGTCACTGCCAAGCTGCGCGTGCCATTTCGCGGCGCGGAGTACGACATCGCCAGCGTGCCGGGCCTGATGGTGGGTGACACGGTGCTGATCACCCGCAACCCGTTCCGTGACGAGAGCAGCGCCCAGCTGGTGATGACCGGTGCCGATGGGCGTGAGCATTTCCACGTCATCGAGCGCATCGAGAAGGACGACAACGGCTTCGCCGCCAACGGCGCCACCCGCCGGGTGATCGGTGAGGGCTATAACGCGCTGGGCGAGAGCCAGGCCGAGCAAACCAGGAAGGTGTTGGACCAGATCGCCACCGGTACCGACAGCGTCGAGGCAGCGGAGAAAGCCAAGAAGGCCAAGGTCACGCCATTCGGCGGCGAGATCGATCCGTTCAAGGAGCAGGCCAACACCGCACTGCCGGCCTACCTGCCCAAGCGCGGTACCGAGCTGGAGACCCGCGTCACCGTGGCCACGGTGGAGATCAAGCCGCTCAGCTACGTGGAGGCCGCGAAGGTCCTGCGCGCTCGCCTGGGCGCGTCCTGGTCGGCTGACTCGCTGGCCTGGCTGAAATCCGAATATCCCAATGGCGTGCCCGAGGCCGAGCTGGACAGCATCGTCAGTCGCCTGCAGGCACCCGCACGCCCAGGCCTGCGCCTGGTAGGAGGTGAATGATGCTGCGCCTGAAAGAAGTACTCGCCAGCCTGAAGCTCGGCCAGGCCGATCTGGCCAGGGCCGTGCAACTGAGCCCGGCGGCGATCGCTCAGCTGATCAACCACAACCTGTGGCCCAAGAGCTTGGACCAGAGCCAGCTGGCCTGGCAGATCGCCGAATTTTTGATGAAGCACGGTGCGCAGTTCGATACCGCCCGTACTGCATTTGAAGAGATGGAGCCGCCGCGCGCCAACGCGACGGCCCCAGCAACCCCGGAAACCAATCACGAAAACCAGGAGTGCCCCGACATGCTAATGGCTAAACAAACCCCACGACCAGATACCAAGCGCGCCTTCAGCCTGACGGTCGACCCATTCGGCGATCTGCGCAGCGCCGAGGACATGTATTTTAGCGGCGATATCCGCTACATCCGCGAGTCCATGTACCAAGCCGCGCGCCATGACGGCTTCCTCGCTGTGGTAGGCGAGTCCGGCGCCGGCAAGAGCACCCTGCGCCGCGACCTGTCGTACCGCCTGCGCAACGAGCCCGTCATCACCATCGACCCCTTCGTGGTTGGTATGGAGGCCAACGACATCAAGGGCAAGACCCTCAAGGCAACCCATATCGCCGAAGCCATCATGTACGCCGTAGCGCCGCTGGAAACACCGAAGTCGAGCCCCGAAGCTCGCTTCCGCCAGGTGCACACCTGCCTCAAGAACTCATTCGCGGCTGGCAATCGGCACGTCGTGATCATCGAAGAGGCGCATTCGATCCCGACGCAGACCCTGAACCACCTCAAGCGCATGCGCGACCAGTTCGAGGACGGCTTCGACAAGCTGCTCAGCATCATCCTGATCGGCCAACCGGAGCTGCTGAAAAAGCTGTCGCCGCGCAACGCCGACGTGCGCGAGGTCGCCCAGCGCGTCGAGATCGCCATCCTGCAGCCTATCCCCTGGGGCGATGTGGAGCAGCACCTGGCGTTCCGCGTCGGGCGGGCCAACAAGAAGCTGGAAGAGCTGATCGACGCTGGCGGCATCCACGCCATCATCGAGCGCCTCGGTAGCTCGGGTAAGGACGGCGCCAGCCAGCTCTACCCGCTGGCCATCGGCAACCTGTTCAACGCCGCGCTCAATCTGGCCGCAGAGATCGGCGAAAGCCGCGTCACGGCTGATGTTGTAAAGGGGGTGTGAGCCATGACCATCACTATCGAAAAGATCATGGAGCAGGCCCAAGTGTTCGCCTCGGCCTGGAGCTTGGTCGGCGGCCCATTCGCCCAGGGTGACCAGTTGCAGCTGGCCGAAGAGGAGAAAGAACGCCTGGAGGAGATGCTCGAAGACTTCCAGGAGGAGATCCACACGAATGCTGCACCTGGCAACTTTCAGGAGATCGCCGAAGGGCTTATTCAGTGGCACAAGAACAGGCTGGAAACCTTCGACAAAGTACTCCGCGCCCCAGCGGACACCGAGGTTCGCCTCGGTACTGATGACGATGCTTTGGTTCTGAACGGCGAGCGTCTCAAAGGCTTTCGCATGGGGCTGACGGTCGCTCGGTGGTGGATCGAGAAGTTCCCCTTGTCGATTGAGCGCAACGCTCCCGCCAGCGACGAGGAGGAATGATTCATGCCTGCCACTAACATCATCCATCTCAACACCAAGGGCACCGCGCCCCGGCACTTTATGCCGGTGTGCACCGTGCTCACCCCCGAACTGGCCGAGGGCCTGCGCCTGGTCAATGACATGGCCCGGCGCTTGCGCGCTGCAGGCATTGGCGTCGAGGCGATGTCGCCGCTGGACGTCAGCCTGTATATCGCCGCTGCGGATGCATGCCTGTTCGCCGAGAAGTTTCGCAAGGAAGTGCGCGGCATGTGCTGGAGCACTGCGGGCAAGCACACCAAGCATTCGGTGTACCTCGGTGGCGTGCGCATTGCGTGGCTGGTACCGGTGAAGGAGCAGGATCTATGAGCACTAAAAATATTGGCATCGCCGTTATGTTCGCTGCTCTCGTCGCAGCAGCCGCCACTCTGGAAATCAATGGAAAGCAGTCCGCTGGACTGTGGTTACTGGTGGCGCTCCTGGTGGTGTTCGCTGATTGGGAGACGATGACCGGCACCACTCAGAACAGCGAGAACACCGTTTCGGTGCTGGACGCCTGGGAAGCCATCGGCCACGACACCGGTATGAACCCCTCAAAGGAGGAGCTACTCGATTCGCTGCGCTACATGGCGCAGCTCGCGGTAATGAACGACGGCGGCAACCCGGCCTGGAATGCTGTAGTGCGCGAGCGTGTTCGGCAGGTCCAGAAGGAAGGCGCCTCGCTGGAGCACGACGACACACACGATCATGGCGAACTTGGGGCGGCTGCCATCTGCTACCTCGAAGAAGCGTATGCCCAAGTGTACGACCAGCGCCGGGGCGTGCAGCGTAGCTCGACGATCACTGGCCTGCTGCCTGAACTCTGGCCGTGGCATGAGGGCGACTGGAAGCCGGCCAATGGATCCGCACGCAACCTGGAGAAGGGCCTCGCACTTGGCTTGGCCGAGCTGGAGCGCATCTATCGCGCCAAGCAGGACACGGAGGTGGCCCATGGCTGATTACAACTCCCGCACTGCCGAGAAGTTCGTTATCCGCCTGCCGGACGGTATGCGCAGCCGCATCGCCGACATGGCGGTGGTGAACCACCGCAGCATGAACAGCGAAATCATTCAGCGGCTGGAGCAATCCTTCGTTGCCGAAAACAGCTCGCAGTCCCTGCAGGAGCAGCTCGATGAGCTGCTGCGCCGCGCCACACAACTGAGCAACCAGATCCTCACAGCCCGCAATGCTGAACGACACGAGGAGCAGAACCATGGCTGAGCGCTACGACACCCTGGTGATTCGCGGAGCAACCAGCACCGGCGTACCGCGTGAAGCCGCAGGCGGCGAGGTTGTCGCCTGGTCTGCCGGACATGCTCTGGCTGAGCAAGGGCCGCTCGAAGAGTTTGTAAGCGCCTTGGCCGATGGCTGCTATCACGATGTGGAAACCATTGAGGCCGAGGCCAGCCGGGTGCTTGAGCTGTCGCACCACCAGCGCGAACAGGGCTGGCTGAGCGAGGAGGAGAAGATTGATGCCTAACCTCCTCAAGTGCCGCCGCTGCCGCTGGATCGGCACCCACGCCGAGCTGCGCAGCGTGGCGGACCGGAAACAATCCTACCTCTCTCACGACGTCTGTCCGCGCTGCGGCTGCAAATCCTTCACCGATGCCCAGGAGAAGAAAAATGGCTGAAGCCCAAATTCCAGCTGGCTACCGCCAGGACGCCCAGGGACGTTTGATCCCTGAAAGCATGATCAAGCCCATCGACCTGGAGCGCGACAGTCTTGTGCTGCATCTGGTTGACCGAGCCAGTGAGCTGAGCAGTGAGTTGGCCGAATTCAAGGCGGTCGCGTTCGGCGACATCAAGGCCTTCATCGAAATGTCCTTCGAGCAGTACGGCGCCAAGCTCGGCGGCAAGAAAGGCAACGTCACGCTGTTTTCGTTCGATGGTCGTTACAAGATCCAGCTGGCCGTCCAAGAGAGCATTGTGCTCGATGAGCGCCTGCAGGCTGCGCGCGCCTTGATTGATGAATGCCTTCGCGAATGGACCGAGGGCGCGCGGCCTGAAGTGGTCACCTTGGTCAACGATGCGTTCCGAACAGATACCAAAGGCGAGATTCGCACTGCCAGGGTCTTGGCGCTGCGTCGTCTGGAAATCCAGGATAAGCGTTGGCAGCGTGCGATGTTGGCCATCGGCGAGGCGTGCCAGGTGATCGGCTCGAAGAGCTATATCCGCCTCTATGAGCGGGTCGGCGAAACGGACGAATACAAGGCCATCAGCCTTGACGTGGCGGGGGTTTGAGATGGCCACACCAACCAAAAAACAGATTGCTGCAGGCCAGCGGCGCAGCTTAGCAGCCATGCGCGAGAAGCTACTGGATATGGCTGCGGTCTGGGATGAAGTAGACCAGTACCACCTCAATATCCTGGAAGAAGCGGCAGACAAGCTGAGCGATGTTCATGCCAAGCTGCTCGAAGTCACGAAGGAGGTGGTGTGATGGAGCGCTATCACAGCACTGCAGGTGATCCACCTCGACGTGACATGACTGCCAAGGCCGGTGAGCGGGCCGAGTTGGAGCGCCAGATGGCCGAGTTCCTGGCCCGTGGTGGCCAGGTTCAGCAAGTCGGTGCGCAGATGGCCGACAAAGCAGTGCCCTTCGTCATCAATGCCAGGACTACGCCGGTATACAGCCCGGAGCTGGCTCCCACGACCAGCCAGCCAGCCAGCCAGCCAGCCAGCCAGCATCGAAGCCGGTTCGGCGATATCGCGCAAGGCCCGACGACGAGCGTATCGCCGTGATGATCATCATCGAAGCCGCGCTCGGCGGCACGCCGGCGGAGATCGCTCGGTCTCTGCGCATTCCTCTCAGCCGCTGCCTGGCTATTGCCGAGCAGTGCCATGTTCAGTTCCACGGGTGAGGCTGCCATGACAATAACCAAGGCCACTCTCAGCAAGATCCATATCGCCAGGCAGCAACTGCGCATGGATGACGACATATATAGAGGACTGCTCGGTCGCGTAGCCGGCGTGCGTTCGGCCAAGGAGCTGAACACCCGTCAGGCCAGCGCAGTACTACGCGAGTTCGAGCGCCTCGGCTTCAAACCGGCGCCCAGCCCGAGAGCCAAGGGCAAGCCGCATAACTTCAACAGGTTGTCAGGCGAGATCGAGGTAATCGAGGCGCAGCTGGCGGACATGAAACTGCCCTGGAGCTACGCCGATGCTATCGCACGCCAGCAGTTCGGAATCGCGAAGGTGGCCTGGCTGAAGAAGCCCGAACAGCTCAAGGCGGTACTGGCTGCGCTGCACGTCGAGCAGGAGAAACGCGGGCTGTTGGAGAGCGTGGAAAGTCTGCTCAAGCTGCTGGGTGAGCATGATCCAAACTGGCAGGTTGATTTGGAAACCCTGCCAAAAGGTTGGGAGCGGCGCCGTCCAATCCTCAGAAGTCTGGTGGAAACCCTTGGCGCGGCAGCTGACGCGCGGGGGCTGCTGTAATGCATTTGCAGTGCCCATGCTGCGGCGAGCAGTTTCCGTTCGAAGCCGGCTTCGCTGATGCTGATGGTAAGCGTCTGGCTGCATTGCTGGCTGGCGTGGAGCCAAAGCTAGGGCGCGCAGTGCTGAACTACCTGCGCCTGTTCAGCCCGGCACGGCGCGGGCTGCGTATGACCAAGGCGATCCGGTTGGTGGAGGAGCTGCTCGACCTGGTCAATACCGGGCAGGTGCAACGCGACGCGCGTACCAACGACTCTAAGCCGGCGGCGTCAAGACTATGGGTCGCCGGCATCGAGCAGATGATTGCTGGTCGTGAGCGCCTGCAACTGCCGCTGGAAAATCACAACTACCTGCGCGCTGTGGTCTACGGCATCGCCGCCGACCCTGCCCAGGCCGCTCAACTGGCACCCACCAGACCGGTGACCGCCAGCAGCGTCGCCACCGTGCAGCAGGTGATGCAGGAGGCGATCAGCCGAATCAATGCGGATGAGCGCCTGGGCCTTATAGATAGAGAGGAAGCCGATCGCCGTCGCCAGGCGGCAAGGGGGAGCACGTGAAACTCCGACCACAACAGATCCGCAGACGGAACAACATGCTGAGCGAGCTGGCGGAGCTGGTTACCTCGTCGCTGAAGAAGCACGGAATTAGCGACGACAAGGCCACCAACGAAGCCGAGGAGCTGGCATTCCAGCTGCACCAGCGCTGGGCCGGTATCACCTTCACCTTCCCGGTTAAGGACGATCTGGCCCGCAAGCGCCTGGAGCTACACATCCTGGAGGAGTACGACGGCACCAACGCCGACATCCTGGTCCGCCGCTACGGCGTCACCGAGGATTGGATATACTCGGTTCTCCGTACCCACCAACGCCGCCGGGTCGATAAGAACCAAGCCAAGTTCGACTTCGGCGACGCTACCCCCTGACGAAAAACGGCGTTACCGTACTGGCAACGCCGTTTCATTTCCTGTCCCACTATTCTCCGGCTTATTCCGCTATATCCCGCCTTTATCACGCTTTCCCTGTAATCTTTTTCTCAAGCCTGCACAGCAAGCCGGGCTGGCAGGAGATGCCTGATGGCTGAAGTTGGCTGGCTGCCCTTCCCCGTCTTCCCCTCACCCCAGCCCTCTCCCCAAAGGGGCGA